GGTAACGGACCACAACCTAAACGATCCCACTCTTTTTCAGCGTAAAAAAACTTATCAACGGGTTTTTTGTTCTGTTCCATAAAAGTATTTAGTGTTTGGTGGGCCGTGTAGGATTCGAACCTACCACCAAAGGATTATGAGTCCTCTGCTCTAACCTAATGAGCTAACGGCCCTATCTACCACTTTTGTAGTATAGCACCGTTAGTTGTAATTGTCAAGAAACTTTTCCAAATCACCGTATAAATTGACTAACACCGCTTCTTTGCTATCAAAAAACACTACAGCTTTTGGGACACCCTTTGTTGCCACAATATAGTAAGGCATTTGCAACTTTCGGTCCAGCGCCAATATCATATGTTGATTAAATGCCACAGGATCCGTTATTTTATATTCATAAAATTCCAAATCAAGGTCGTTAGCTAATGCGTTCCACCCGGTAGAAGTGAGTCTTAACCCACCCGTTGGACGAACATTGTGCCACCATGATACTTTAGCGGTTTCTACACTGATCCGTCGCTCTTCAGGAAGTTGTGATATTAATTTTTGTGTAAGTTTGATTTTGTCGCGCATAGTAATATCATCTTAAGGATATACTTGCTCGCCTTGCTTGAGTAATACCACGCTGAACTTAGTAGTTTTAAATTGTACATTAAGTTTTTTAGCAAGATTGATTGCGTGACCAGGATTACTAAAACTTACCTTTTTATATTTAGGTCCAGGGTACTGAACTAATAAATTAGAAGTTTTAAGATTAACGGGTTTACTGTCAAAATAAACTGCCCACACTCCTTCCGAAGCAAGCACTTGCTCGGTTTTGTATGTTTGCTTGTTGGTAAGCTCTGCTAGGATCGTTGGCTTTGGTCTCGACATAGTATATTATTTATCCATAATATACTCATATTAAAACTTCCCACCGTCAAGTTTGATCTCAATAACCTGGTCCGTTTGAGCTTGTAATGCCGCTTGTTGAAAGGTTCTAAGTTCAAGAAGCAGTTCAGTTAAGTCAGCCGCCATACCTTTGGCATCTTTCATAGGCATGACAAAGTCCTTGCCTCCCTTGGCATCGTTGGCACGGACTCTTTCAATAAATTTTTGTAAGTGTATGCTCAATGTTCTCTCTTCAAAAAGTTTTCTAATTTGGGCGGTTCCCATCCTTCTGGTTTGAGTATTTTACCATCTTCGCGGCGTCGTACTTTGCCTAACTGTCGATCAATTTTAGCAAAGTTGGTAGCCATTACTTCTCGCCAAGCACCTTCGCCATCTGCCCCCATAGAGTTAATAGCACCAATAGTAACGACAATGATATCAATAAGTGCGTCAAGTGTTTCTGTTTGATCTCTGTTGGCAATTGCTGTACGAAGTTCATCGTATTCTTCTGTAATCAAATTACAGTACATTTTAAATTGTTCATCGTTTATGCCCGAGATTGTTTGCTCACAGGCGGTCATGAATTTATCTTGATCTCTGAAAGGATTTGTCATTTAGGTTGTGCCTCTTCTTCAGTTAGGAATGGTCCCTTATAAGGGTATCGTTGTAACACGATTAATTTAGGATCTTGTTGTACTTGCCAGTGTCTTCCTTGCCTAACAGTATACCAACCGGCCGCATACCAAGATTTACTTTTCTTTGTTTTGGTATATACTGGCAACTTCTGCGGCACGTCCCACATGGGATTATATATACGACCAGCCGCCGGATATCCATGTACTATGTTAGTAGTTTTTTTCTTTGGCAATTTAATAATTGGTTCAAAGTGTACATTAATATTTCTTTCAACCAATTTAATAGTTTTATATTGTGCCACTATCTGATTATTAATTTTGACTTGATACCCGCCATCGCAGGCTTCAATATTTCCTACTTTATTATTATTTTCCTGTAAAATCCAAAACTGTTTATCAATTACTGTTTTAGCTATTAAACTCATTTGCTACTCCTTTGTCTACATTCTTCTATGACCTTGGCTGGAAAATCTGGATGCCATCCACCAATAAGCATACGGCAGTCATATTTTGCTACTTTGGTTTCAGTATTTGGCCATACAGCTAACATCCATAGCGCAATAACGATACTAGATGCTATTGTGATCCAAAATATATCCTTAACCATTTAATACACCTTTGTAGGTTTCGTTCATCCAACTACCAAATGATTCTGCGGTTTCACTACATTTATTCAATTCATATTTGCCGCAGAATTGTAAAAATCTTACTCCTACTTGACCTACATCTTTATGACTAATTTGTTCTCGAATAGTATTATCTACTATTGTTTTTACTTCTTCTGGCTGTGCTGTTAAATCTACTAATGTTACATTACGAATATAGTCATCTAGTACACGATGCTCCACACCGTCCGGATCTGTCCAACGTTGTAACATCATATTGTTCCAGTTGTAGCCTTTCTTAGACTTGTCTTCAAATGCTTCCTGTAAGCCAACCTTGTTTTTAGTCCCCTTTGTACGGACTCCAGGGTAGGCCGAGAACACATTATCTGACGAGTCGCCGCGCATACACTTTTCAAACAATAACCATTCTGGATTAGGTATTTGTTTAGGCTCTTTAGACTTCTTATCAATGACTGGTCGACCCTTTGCATCGAATATTCCTTCTACGGTGTGTAGTTCGTCAGTAATTCCATTATACTGCTTGACATTTGTCGCTAATAATTGAACAAAATCAGTATCGCTGCTAATAATGACATGTTCATCTTGTGGATGTAATGCTATCCAACGAGCGATAATATCATCGCCCTCTGCAGTTGGGCATTGTATAACGCTACAATTGGTCTTTTCGGACAAATATTTAGTCAGGGAATCATAGGTTTCCCAGAACATTTTATCTTCTTCTTGTTCTGCTTCAGTAAGGGCTTGTCTAGCTACAGTACGGTTAGCTTTGTACGGTTTGTAAAAGTCCTTACGCCAACTGCGGCCTTCTAAAGCAAAAACTACATGATCCGCTTCAAATCTACGGGCCATTTTGTTGGCAGCCATAAGGGTAACATGAAGAGCAAAACCTACTTTTTCCCAAGTATCTGCGGCGCGAAATGCTCCATGTCTGGCTCGAAAGAAAAGGTTAGCTGTATCTATAAGAACATATTTCATACAAACAGTATAACAGGAACTGTATTAAATGTCAAATGAATTTGTGGGAAATAATATAATTTATAAGAAAACGGTTCCAAACAGAATGCCCGTCTTTTCCAAAATGTTTGGAATTTGGAGAAACAGTATCAATTTTTTCATCCAAAATATAATTTTCGTAGGGTACTCTAATAAAACAATTATTCCAATCCCGATCTAAACTAAAAGTTTGATTGTTATTAAAAAATATATGTTTGATATTTTGGGATAGTAATTCTTGATGAAATTTGAAAATCTTATCTTCGTCCTCGGCACTAGCTGGCCATTGTATAATTATTAAATCAGCGGAGCCTTTTTCTTTAATATATTTTTTTGTATCTTCGAGTATTTTATCCACAGTATTGTCTGAATAAGCGGCACAATGAAATGCTACTTTAAGAGACAAGCTCAACATTTTCCCCCAACTTACTGCCAAGTTTTCAGGATGCGGTAATTTTCCAAGATGTACTAATCTTGAGTCTTCTCCGGCTACAATAAATTGATTAACTGCTTCGGCAGCAGTGGTATGACTGTCACCGTTTACATATAGCATCATTTTTGATTAAGTACCTTAAAAGTTTCTGCTTCTACTACTCGTTTTCGTAAACTGCTAGAACTAAAAGAATGATCTCGGCTGTTAAATATACATTCAATACCACGACGATAGCATTCGCCTTTTCCAGTAAATTCTTTATCTTCGTACTCGACACCTAGTATTCTAACATCAACTGGAAGAATTAATAGTAAGTCAATCAAGTCTTGTTCTGTTTGATATACCACAACTTCATCTACATAACGGCAAGCGGCTAACTGTATTTGACGCTCTACAATACTTTGAACAGGTTTATTTTTTGTATCTGGGCGATCAATTGTAGGATCTGTTTGTAACCCACAAATTAAATAATCGCAATGATTTTTTGCTTCGGCTAACATAGCAATATGGCCAGCATGTAACATGTCAAAAGTTGAAAAGGTAATGCCAATTTTTTTACCTTCTTCGGTGAGTCTACGGACATGATTAAAAATCAACTTACTTCACTCCTACCATCGCCGACATCTCTAGTTTTAACAACACGATTATTCATAGCTTCGTACTGTTCGGCGGTTTCTAATACAACATTACGACATACAGCAGTGAACCAACGATCGATAATGTCAGCATCAGTATCTTTTGGATTCATCATATAGCCATGCCGAACTAAATCAGCAATCATTTTGTCATTCCAATCAAATTCAAATGCGCCAGAATTAATATCATTAGGATTAATATCCATACTTAAAATTTCAAAATATGGCTCACCTTTTTCTGTGGCAATTTGTTTAGCTGATTTAACTTGTTCCTGCGCTACTTCTGCGATCTTTTTCTTTTTGAATAGACCTTTTAATTTTTCTAACATTTCAAGTACCCCATTCAT